AATCCATTAGTGTGAAATCTTCCATATTCAACTCTACCCGCACCATTATTACCAAATTCTGCTTCTGTAAAGTCAAGATTACTATCTGTGTTTGTACTTGAACCACCACCAAAAACAATAGATCCTGCACCTGCAGGACTAGCACTTGTTTCGTTGGAATCACAAGTAATATAAACATCTGTATCTGCTGTGAGTGATAAGCAACCGCCTGTATGAATAAAGTTTGTATCTGCTGAATTATCGCCTAGATAAATATTAGCTCCACTACCACCGACATGTAACGTTTGTTGTGGCAGGTCATTTGTGTTTGTCATCATGATGCCAACATTTCCACCATTAAAAAATGTAGCACCACTTGTATCTAGGATTATTGTATTGGTTCCTTCCGATTTCATACGGAGATACGCTTTGTCTAAATTAGAGCCTGAAGCACCTCTATTACCCAATAACATCAGTTCGTAATCAGTTGAATTGATTATTACATCTTCGCCATCACCGGTGACGTTAAGAGTGCCGGTAAGAGTACCACCAGCAAGAGGGAGTTTAGTTGCTAATGCTGTAGTAATAGTAGTAGAATAATTTGCATCGTCTGCAATTGCAGCTGCCAATTCATTAAGGTCATTTAAGGCGCTCGGCGCTCCACCAATTAATGCAGTGATTGCAGCATCTGTATAAGCTGTCGTTGCTATTTTAGTAGAGCTATCTGCAGCTGATTGTGTAGTGGCTGTAACACCACTTGCTAATGAGCCTGAAAATGCTCCGGCAGATGAGATACGTTCTGTTCCACCGACTGATAAGCCATTCTTTACTTCGAAATTTTTATTTGTAGCCATTTACCTTTTCACTCTCCAAGGTTAATATTATAATACTATTTATACACTTATTGCATTCGATATAACTTTAATAGTAGAGGATGAGTTACTTCCCATCGTTACTTGTAATAACATATTACCAGAAGTAATTGTTGCATCGAATGTTGCTAGTGAAGAACCAGTAAATACTGTTCCGTATTCTGTTAAATATACTGTTGTGCCATCATGAATAGCATTTAATTCAGTCGAATGATAGTTACTACCTTGTGTTATCTGCACTTGATATTTAACTGATCTATATGTAGCAACTGCATGTGAAGCAACCGATGTTGCCGAAGTAGAACTAATAGAAGTACTATCAGATCTTACATAAGAATTACCAACTATGAAATTAGAATTACCATCCCATGATGGTCCACCAGTACTTAATTTAGCTGGTGTAACTGTTCCATCACTTGGTGTTCCTATTCCATTTACACTTGGAATAACAACTTCAATTGCTGTTGTGTTTGGTGGTACATTACTTGAACCAAAATCTAATGTAGTACCACTAACCGTGTATTGATCATGATTCTGATATACACCGTCCCAAAATACTTGTAAGTAGTTTTCATTTGGTGGTGTAAATGGTAATGTATATTGGTATGCAGTTCCGTTACCAGTTTCAGTATGAATAGTAGGAGATGTTCCAACTACTCCAGCACCAATATGGTGTACTACAACTTCTTGACCAGAAACAATACCTGAATCAAATACTAATGAATTACCAGTAAGTGCGTATGAATTTTTATTCTGATATACACCTTCAATAAAACATATTAATTCATTTTCTGAAGATGGTGTTTCAGTTAAAGTGTAAGTTAATAAAGCTGAACCAGAACCAGAAGCTGTAAAGAAATCAGTTGTAAATACTGAACCTGATCCGCCAGCAATTGTAATCTTATCGTTTGTAGCATCATTAGTTAATACAATACCTGCACCAGCTTCTAATGTTAATGTGTCATTAGTAGAATCTGCAGCAACCGTGGTTTGCCCACTTACTGCAATATTACCAAATGCGTTAGCGCCTAACTGATTATTTGTAATTGTAATAGTATCAGTGCTGGCATTGGTTGTTAATGCTATACCGGCACCGGCAGCAAGAGTTAATGTATCTGCTGTAGTATCTGCAACAACATCTGATTGTCCAGATATTGAAATTGTTTTAAATGCGTTATCTCCAGCAAGTCCCCAACTTAAGTTGCCCGAACCATCAGTCTTAAGTGCGTATCCTGCTGTTCCATCTGCTGCTGGCAATACCCATATTTGATCAGCACTTAATGCAGGAGCTTCGAATCCAACATAGTTAGATCCTTCATAGAATCTTAATTCTTGATTAGAACCATCTAAATGTATGTTACCACCAACGAATAGATTACCATCAATATCTCCGTTACCAGAAATATCTAATGTAACTGCATCTAATTCACCAGTTAGTGTGAGATTAGCTTGTTCGGTTATAGCACCAACACTACATACAGTTTCTATAATTGCACCGTTTCCTGGCGCTGTATCCATTGTGAGTGTTACACCAGCAGTAGTATAATCTGTCTTCTGTTGATATACACCATCAATATATACTAATAAGTTGTTCTCTGAAATCGGAGCAGTTGTAAGTGTAAATGCGACAGTACTACCATCGCCAGTGTATTGATTTACTACAGAGTTACCAGTTCCTATGGTTCTATAATAAGCAATAATTTCTACAACATTACCAGTTGCTACAGTATTGACAAATGTAATTACACTTGTGCTTGTTTCTGCATAGTCAGTTGCTAGTTCTTGTTTAATACCATTAAGATATACATCTGCAGTTCCTAAGGTATAACTTAGAGTGTTAGAGTTATCATCTGATCCACTAAATGCAGTTGTATTTCCAGTTGTTGTATATTTAAATGTCTTCTTAATATCTGATGCAGCTGCTGCTCCACCACCACTACCTGAAGATGCGAAGGTAATAGTATCACCCCCAGCACTTGTGGTAAGAGTCATGTTGTTACCAGCGACTAAAGTAAGAGTATCAGTTGCACTATCTGCTACAACATCTGATTGACCCGAAACTGAAATAGTCTTAAACGCTTCGGTTACTGAACCAGTTGCGGTTGAAGTAATAGTAACGGTATCTGTTCCAGCATTGGTAGTTAATTGAATACCCGTACCAGCTGCAAAGTTTAATGTGTCAGTTGTAGAATCTGCAACAACATTACTTTGACCTGATATAGCAACTGTTTGGAATCCATTAACTGCTCCGCCCCCAGCACTATCTGTTGCAGGTGCCCAGTTAGTACCATTCCATTTTAATACTTCGCCTGAACTTGGTGTTGCTGTAGTAGTATCTACATCTGATAAATCATCTATACTTGCCGCTGCAATTCTAGCATCTGCTCGAGCATTAGTATAATATAGATTAGTATTTTCTGTTATTGCAGAAGTGTTAAGAGTAATATTTGCAGTTCCATCAAAAGAAACTCCTGATATATTTCTTGCTGTAGCTAATGCAGTTGCGGTGTCAGCATTACCTGTTAAATTACCTACAAATCCTTGAGCTGCAAGAGCTTTATTCATTGCAAATCTATTGTTTGAATGAATCCATTTTATTGTTGGTATAGTACCTGAAGACCAAGCACCGAATGTAAGTCCTGCACCATCAGTAGCTGCACTTGTAGTTGCAGCTTTAGCAACTGTTATATTTAAATCTTCTACATCTAGTGTCGCAACATTTAAAGTTGTGCTTGTTCCATTAACAGTTAAGTTACCAGTGATGATTGTATTACCATCTACTTGTAAATCATTAAATTGAACATTGCTTGTAGTAGCTACTGCTTGGCCAATACTTATTTGACCATTAGAAACTGTTACTCCAGTGCCAGCACTAATATGTGCTCGTACTTCTGAAGCACTTGGCCCAGTATATGTAATTACACCGGTTAAATTATTATAAGTAAGTGAACCATCTCCACCTGCATCTGTTACTGATATAGCAGAACGAGCATCGCCATCAGCATACATAGTAGGTGTAGTATAAGACATTACACCTGTTGTACTATTATAACTTAAATTACCACCAGGTGAAATTGAAGCTCTAGCTCTTGCGTCCGTGTAATATAAATTAGTTCCTTCAGTTAAATCTGCTGTATCAAATCCAGTTAAATTTCTTGTACTGAAATCTGCTCTTCCTCCCATATATCCATGAGCTGAACATTGATAATGAAGAACAATTGGTGTTGAATCTGTAGGTACAATAGTGGTATGAGCACCTGAAACTCCTGGTGTTCCCTGTGAAGTTACGCCTGAAGTATATGCAGTTGTCTTATCTGCTTCATAATAAAATCTTAACGGATGGCCACTATTTGTTGAATCTGATTGATCAAACTTATAGGTATTACCGGGTATTAAGTGTAAATGCGGTGATTCTATTCCATTTATTTCGTATGCACTACTAGAACCAGACCCATGATGAGCATGATCTGTAGTTTTAGTAATGACTTTAACTGTAAGAGTTTGTGTTAAACTTTTTCTTACTTTATGGTATGAATCTGTTGAGGAGCCGACCTGAACAACACTATCTAAACTACCTTCAGTAGTTTTCATGTAGAGTTTACCGTCGTTAGTATTTAACGCCAGTTCTCCTAAATCTAAATTACTAGTAGTTGGAATGGCATTGGCTGTTGCCGAACGCCTGATTTTTATATTCGCTTGTCGTGCCAATTTTGGCTCCTAATTGTTCAATCCCTATATAGGGAAATTAATTTTATGTATCGTTATATAACGATTTACTAATACTATTTATATTAGTAAGTACCACCATCGATGATATTAGAAGCAATAGGTTCATTCGCTGCGTTGAATTGTAATATTGTTCCTGCAACACCAGCATTTGTATTAACTACGTAATTTAAAGCTGTACCACCATTATTAGAAATAATAAAGGATTTACCAGTAAAGCTTCGTACTCCAGTACCACCTTGAGCAACTGTTAGTCCAGTTCCATCAGAAAGAGTTACAGCTCCAGTAATAGTACCTGTACCACTTACAACTAAGTTATCATCTACAGTTGTTGTACCACCTGCAGAATCAATTACTAAGTTACCTGATGTAGTATCAATTTCGTTATCGGTAGTAATACCTACTTGGATATTACCTAGATCAGCACCAGTACCATAAATGTTTCCAAATTCAGCATCACTCCATGGTGCTGAAGCATTATCACCACCACTTAAATCTTCATCTTTAGTAAATACAAATCTTTCTGTTTGAATATCAAGACCAAAGAATCCGTCTAGGACTGAAGATCCATCATGCCATTTAAATCTAACACCACGATCAAGTCCATCAGCTGCAGAAGTATCTTTAGCCAATTCAATAACAGGATCTGTTAAAGTAGTAGTAGTTGAATTAACCGATGTTGTAGTACCTAATACTGATAGGTTACCACCTACTGTTAAGTTACCTTGTGTTTGTACAGTATCACTAGCAGCATTACCAAGAGTAACGTTTCCATTTACTTGTAATGTTCCGCCGATAACAGTATCACCAGAAGCTTGTGCAACTGTAAAATTGCCAGCTCCAACATTTAAACTTGTACCGTCAAAAGTTAAATTGGCATCATCTTCGATTTCGCCATCAGCACCAGCAATTACAATTCTATTATTAGTTAAGTCTTCAACATTAAGAGATGCTAGTTCAGTTTGACCCGTAACATCTAAATCACCACCAACACTTAAGTTAGTAGTAACACTAATACTATTTGGTAAGCCAATAGTTACTACATTACCAGTTGCTGATGTTTCAATTTCGTTTGCAGTACCAGCAATTGTTAGTGTTTCTTCGGCAGTAGCTGCTCCACTAAATAGATCTATCGCAATAGTTCCACTATCAGTAGTAACACCTAAATCCAATGTATCAATAAATTCTTTAACACCTTGAGCAGTAATAAGCTGAGCATCTGTTGGAGATGCAGGCATTGCCGTTTCAATACTAGTTACTACTTGTCCAGAACCACCACTGGATTCAAGTGCTAATGAACCAATATTAATTTGATCAATGTGTTTATTACCATCTACAATGACAGCACTATTATTAGTTACTGTTCCATGTACATGATCAAGTAAATTTGTAAAGTACTTACCACCAATAATATCTACATTCGATACAAATCCTGTTCCAGAATCTTCAAGACCGGTACCAATGTAAAGTCTATCACCATTATTAGTCTGCGTTCCAGCAACATATGAGTATGCAAGCTCGCCTGATTTAATATTAGCTGGGGCGGTGGTTGTTGACCCCGTAGTTAATATTTTTATTCTTGTTAAGTTTGCCATTAATATGTTCCTCCACTAAGGCTTAAATTTTCGTTGTCTAATTGTGTAGACATTTTATATTTTCCAGTAGTACCATCAAATATCATCATGGCACCGTCAGTTTGTCCAGAAGTATCTACATCAGCAATGTCAGACATAGCAACGCTAAACTGGCCAATTGCAAGCTTTTTAGCTACTAATTGGTTTTGGTTAGACTGTACTTTCGCTTTAATAGTCGGCATGTTATCTTGTAACTCCCGGTGTTATCTCCACTTGTCCCTCTACTACTCTAGTAATTATTCCAGCTTGATCTGTAATTTCTACATCATACACATATCTTCCAGCGCTTAAAGCACCCGTCTGAGTCGGTGTTAAAGATATTTGTAATCTTCCGGTCAGCGCATTAGCTATAATTGCTGTAAAAGGTGTGTTTGTTGTAGAATCATATGTCTTTCTTAATTGGCCAGCAACAGTATAACCCGTTAAATTCAACGCGTTATCATCAGATGCAGTACAATCAATACTTGCAGTAAAAGTTGTACCTTGATCAATTGTTAAATTCGATATAATTGCCACTACTTCACTTCCTTATAAACTATTTATACTTTTTAGAGTTTCTATCTCAGCTTTCATTTCTTTATTTTGTTCAGTTAATTCTTTAACTGCTTCAATAAGTAATGCAGTTAGTTTTTCGTATTTAACTGCTTTAAAGCCATCTTCTCTGGTTTGCACAAGTTCTGGTGCTACTGCTTCTACGTCTTGAGCAATAACTCCAATATCGTGTCCTTCATAAACATCTTGCTTATCATTCCAATCAAACTCGACACCTTTTAGTTTAGATACTTTCTCTAAAGCTCCATCGATAACTTGTATATTATCTTTTAATCTTTCATCAGATGAATAGTAAGCAACAATATCACCGGTTGATCTAACTAGTCCAAATTGAACAGTATCACTAGTTCTTACATACTGATTCATGTTGTTTGAATATGTATTACCAGAAAAAGTAGTATAACCTGCACCGTTGGTTAATTGGTTATTGTTTGTTGGTATAGTAGGTTTACCCGATACATTAGTCCATGTTACTGCGTTTGCTGAGGATGCGGTTCCTGCACTGTTAGCATAATCTACTCGAGTACCAGATGAATGATTAGAATCAATTTTCCAATATGATCCATCCCAGCTATTTGTTAGCCAATAAGTCCCATTATGAGAAGTAGACATAAACTTCAGTGAAGAACTTGCAGTAGATGCATTACCACTTAATGTTGCAGTAATTGTTCCTGCACTAAAGTTACCTGAAGCATTTCTAAGCACAACAGTGTTACCAGTATTTGAACTTGTTATACCGTATGGGAATGAATAGTTATTTGCTCCGTTTGCAACATTTAAGAAAGCTCTTACTGAACCAGCATCACCATGTCTTATATAATTATCATTACCAGTTTCAACCATAACTTTAGTTACGCCTGATGTAACATCATTTGCAGTCGTATTTATGTAATTAACATTGATATACCCAGACGCAGTTCTTCGAACAATTGTACTATTACCTGCAGCGTCAGAAGCTGTTATTGTTGCTGAGTTAGCTTGATTACTAATATTAGAAGCTGTTCCAATAAACCCGCCTGGTGCAGTGATTGAGTTGTTTCCAGCATGAATAGTTACTTCATCGGTATAATACGCAGTATCTCCTGATCTCCAAACTATAGGATAATTAGCATTTGAATCACTATGATTCATTATTACATTAGAAGCTGTTCCAGAAAAGTTTGTGCATACTAAAGTATTACTACTAGCATTAAAGTATATTGCGTTATCTGCGTATAATGCTTCATTTCCATTTTGATTATCACCTTTGACACATCCGACAATAGCGTAACTTGCATTACTATCTGTTTCTGTAACATAAACTTCAGATGCAGAACTTGCATTACCAGCTAAGTTTGGTACTGTTAATGTATTAGTAGATGGATTATAATAGAAATGAGCGGCCGTGTCTTTATAAAGAGACTCATA